AATAGTACAGAAAAGTATCTCATAGAAATAAAACCAGAAAAATTTACAAAACCGCCAGAAATCCCTAAAAAGAAAACAAAACGGTTTATTGACGAAGTTTTCCAATATGGCGTAAATGAAGCTAAATGGAAAGCAGCATTTGAATTTTGTAACGACCGAAATATGAAATTTATGGTACTTACAGAAAAAGACTTAGGAATAAAGAAATAATGGCTACAAACGCTTTTGAGCAAATACGATTAAATGCCGCAGGCGAGGAGAAATCCTATCAGTGGTATAGACAACAAATTAGTGCTTTAGGTAAATTATCTAATACAAATCAATTATTAAAGGATACAAAAGTAGCAACGCGCATTATCCCAGGGGAAATGTATTTATTTTTCTACGATCCAAAGCATAAAGACACATTACCATACTATGACAGGATGCCGTTGGTGTTGCCCTTTAGAAAAGTTCCAGATGGTTTCTATGGAATAAATTTACATTATTTGCCATATATGATGCGATTTAGAATTTTATCATTGCTATCAGATTATGCAACCGGAGATACAACTGATCCGGATACAAGAATTCAATTATCTTGGAGATTGTTAAACGCAACTTCAAGATTAGAACCTGCAAAATTTGCAGTAAAACATTATTTAAATAATCATGTGAAATCTAGGTTATATAAGATACCTTATCAAGATTGGGTAACTGCTTCACAATTGCCTGTTGAGAAATTTGTAGGGGCACAGAAAACAAAAGTCTGGCAAGACTTTAATAGATCACAATAAAAGGACATAATGTCAAATTTTAATATACAAAATTTTAAATCAGAAATAACTAACAGGGGGTTAGCTCGACCTTCAAAATTTGAAGTTTTTATACTGCCGCCAGTTAGTTTGGGACAATTCGCAACGTCGGGAAGATTTATTAGTTTAATGTGCGAAAGCGCAAGTTTACCTGCAATGGGGATATCGACTAAGCAATTTAGAGTATATGGTGCACCATATCAAAGACCGGTATCATCTGATTTTGGCGGAGATGGAATTAATTTATCTTTTTATGTGGATAAAGATATGGAGATTAAATCATTCTTTGATGCTTGGATGTTTAACATTGTTAACCCAAATTCTTTTAACGTATCATATCAAGCAGATTATGTGTCGCAAATTAAAATAACACAATTAGACGAAAAAGACAAAGAAACATATTCTGTATATTTGGAAGATGCTTTTCCAAGGGCACTAAATTTAATGGATTTGAGTATGAATTCCACAAATCAAACACACAAATTAAATGTTACGTTTTCGTATAGAAGATGGTTCCCGGAGAATGCGTACTTAAATAGAATAAGTTTTGATCCTGGAAAAGACGACAGACCCACATCTGCATTTAAAATTAACGAATTAAATTATTAACATAGGAAATTATTATGCCTTTACCATTATTAGAAACACCAAGTTATGAATTGATGTTGCCATCGACCGGCAAAAAAATTAAATACAGACCATTTTTAGTTAAAGAATATAAAATTCTATTAACATCAATGGAAGCAGATGCGAGTGAGATATCTAGAATAGTTACAGAATTGGTAGACAATTGCACATTCAAAGAATTGGACATTAAAAAATTAGCAAGCTTTGATATTGAATATATCTTTTTAAATGTTCGAGCAAGATCTATAAGTGAAACAACTGACATAATTGTGAACTGTACTTGCGGAGAAAAAATTGATCATACTATTGATTTAACAAAGATTGAAGTAGATATGGGAAATGAACCTGAAGCAAAAATTATGTTATCTGAAGATATAGGAGTTATCATGAGATATCCTAAATTTAATGAAACATTGGAAATATATGAAAATATAAATTCTGAAAAAGTTTTAAATCTTGTTTGCAATTGTATAGAATCAGTATTTACAAAAAAAGAATACTTTGATAGAACTTCTTTTACGGAAGAAGAACTACGAGATTTCGTGGGAGCATTTACAAAGAAGCAATTTGATAAGTTAGAAGAATTTTTCCAGCATTTGCCAAAAATTGTACATCATATTGAAACCGATTGTCCAGCATGTGGCAAAACAAATAAAGTAGATTTGGAAGGTTTACAAAATTTTTTCGTCTAACTCTTTCCCATGAAACATTGGTAAATTATTATCAATTGAATTTTTCGCTAATGCAGCACCATAAATACTCATTAACAGAAATTGAAAATATGATACCGTGGGAAAGAGAAATTTATGTGTCTATGTTGATTAATTATATTAGTGAAGAAAATCGTAAAATACAAAATAAAAAACAGGGGTAATTACTATGACAATTAAAAATAAAACTGAAGAAGTTAAAGTAGAAAAAAAATCCGATGAAGATTGGATGACCAAAAAATGGCGACCAATGATGGCAATGATGTATATGACTTGTTGTTTATTTGACTTTGCACTATTTCCAATTATGTTTACTATTGTTCAGTTCTGGGAAACAGCTATACAGAATGATGCATTTAGACAATGGGTTCCCATTACATTACAGGGTGGCGGATTATTCCACGTAGCTATGGGTGCAGTATTGGGTGTTACTGCTTATGGTAGAACACAAGAAAAAGTTGCAGGCGCATCTAATGTTTCAACCAATGTATATACTCCAGAGTTAAGCAGCGCACCACCTTCATATGGCGGGTTCAATAATACTCCACCCAGCTTTGCTTCATCGCAGTCATTTAATACAACAGAAACAACAACTGAATTTAGCATGAGCCCTGCTTCGGTGGATACTAATATAACACCTACTAAACCTAAAGTTAGAAGACCAGTATAATGGCAACATCTAAATCTGTAGATTCACTTGGAGACCTCACTGCTTTAATGCAGGAGTTTTCCAATTCTAATAAAACTAGACAGTTAGAAGATTTAAAAAAATCTATAGAGAATCTTTCTAAAATTTTGGAGAATAAAGTAGGTGTTAACAAAAAACAAAAAGAAGATGATGGCCCTCGCACCTTAACAAAAGATATTAAGGATTTCTTTCAACAACCCTATAAAGATGTTAAAAGTTATTTTGGGTTTGGAGAAGATAAAAAAGCTAGAACGCTTAAAAAAGATAGTAAAGAACTTGTTGAAGAACCGTATAAAGAAGCTAAAACTTATTTTGGTATTAAAAATAAAATGCCAGATAATTTAGAACTAAAACAAGAAGAAGCTACAGCTAAACCGCAAGATAATTTAGAACTAAAACAAGAAGAGGCTTCAGGCAAAAAAGGTGAAGAAATTACAGGTGAAAGTATTCGCAATAGGGTAAGTGAAATGAAAGTTACCCCGTTTCAAAAGAAAATATTAGATGAAGTTGTAAAGATTAAATCTTTGTTAACAAAATCTAAATCAGAAACACCGTTGCAAGCAAATATGTCTGCTTCGGGTATTGAACCAAATTCAGATGAAGACAAACAAAGAGACCGAGAATTATTAGCACAGGCAATTGCTGATAAACTAAATGATTTAGGAACAGCAAGCGGCATAGGCGGATTAGGAATTCCCGGTCGGGCTAAGCCTCCTATACCAGTACCTGCAGGAAAAGTGCCGCCTGGGGGTAAGGTACCACCTGTCGGAAAAGTTCCAGGAAAAATAGGAATGTTGGGCGTTGGTGGAAGATTATTGAGCGGCGCTGGACTTGCAGTAGGTGCATATGAGGCAAGCGAATTTTTAGATGAGACCGGTTACGGAGATCAAATGGCCGAAGGTGCGGGTAAGAATGCGGAAAAGGCATTTAGAGAAAATGTTGCTCCTACTATCGATCCTGTTAAAACCGGTATGACTCCCGAAGAAGCAAGAAATGCTCTTGGTGGCAGTGACCGAGATATTGAAAAATTAGGTGGCAGAGAAGCCCTATTAAAAATAGCTACTACTGATTTTCAAAGTTCTAATTCTTCTAAAGATTTAAAAGAAGAAGTTAGAATAAAAGAACAAAGTCTTAAAACATCTGGGCCAATGCTTAATAAAGAATATAGAGATAAGCTACAAACAGATATAGACACACTAAACAAACGTATTCCCACTGCGGATATGCCAGATCAAACGGCAGCAGAAACAGCAAGACTTATGAGAAGCACGCCAAAAACAGAGGCCCCGGTTGACGCATCTGTTTCTCCTACTGGATATAAGTACGAACCTATTTCATATGAAGCTGAGAAAAAATATGGATCTCCTAAAATAGACCCAATACAAACAGGCGACCAAAAAATAAATTATCTAAAACAAATTGAAGATCAATATAAAGAATTGACCGATGCGTCATCCAAATTATCTTCACAGATAATCACACCCATGATATCCAATAACAATATTGATAACAGTAGACAGACCATTATGCCAGCACAACCTAATCCATATACAAACGGAAAAGGATTTAACAGTTGGCAATCAAGAGTAGATAGTAAATTATAAAGACAAAAAAGCCCAGAATTAACTGGGCTTTTCTTTTTACTTCTTCTCTTTTTCCGCTTTTTCAGCAGCTAACTCTTCGGGGCGCTTAACTTTTGGTTTAGGCTTTTTCTCCTCTGTAGCACGAGGCTCCTTCTTTTCAATCTTTACAACACCGGGTGTTGCAGTTGGAGCAGGTGCTGCTTTGGCAGCCTTAGCCGGTTCTTTCTTTTTCTCTGCAGGTTTTTCATCTGCAGCAAATCCAGAATTTGCCATAGCCATTGCGGCTAGAAATGCAATAATAGTTTTCATTTCATCTTCCCTAAAAAGTAATTTAGCAAGATTAATCATCACTTGCTAGTTTGGAGAAATAAGACAATGATTCATCATCGTCATCGAAGTCAACTTCCTTTGTAGGAGCTGCCTTTGGTGCAACTGCTGGTCGCGATGCGGCCGCCGCTGGTTGCACATAATTTGCGTCTTCGCCCAATGTAACTTCTTCTGCTTTCTTAATTGCAGAAGTACCTCCAGAAAGAACCATGTCCAGTTTTTTCTTAAGATCGTCATATGACTTAAAGTTCTTTGAGTCAAGAAACGCTGTAAGGGAATGTTGCTTACTCCAAATGTTCTCGATAATAGAATCATCCTCGGAAATTGGGCTTGGTGAATCAAACTCTGATTTATCATAATTGCGATATCCTTCCACATTACGAATTTTTAATTTAAAGTTTGCACCTTCCCAAAAGTCGAATGGATTAAGTGGCTTTTCGTCCTCGAACTGTGGTTCAGCAACATCTTTAATTTTGTCGAAAATTTTCTTGCCGAACTTAAACAAAAATACTTTGCCTTCATTTTCAGGATGCTTAGAATCTTGAACAATAAGAATATTAGTGTAATAAGTCAGTTTACGCTTTTGTTTTCGAGCAATTTCTTTATTGGCTTCCGAACCTGAATTCCATAACTCAGTATTAAACTCAGATACAGGATCAGTCTTGCCAATAGTTGTTAGTGAATTCTCAATGTACCATTTCCCTGTAGGGCCTTGGAAACCGTGATTCCAAATTCTAACCCATGGTAGGTCTTCGTTCTTAGGTGGTGCCAAGAAACGAATTACCGCATAGCCGTTGCCTGCTTTGTCAACCTCAGGTTGCCAGAAGCGATCGTCATTGCGATTGTTAGATTCGGATTGGGGATTTGCGATCTTTTCAACTTCTTTCATTAAAGAATCGAAGCCGCCTCGAGATTTGCGGAGATCTGCTAGTGAAGTGTATGCCATAGTATGTCCTTTCGTATTAACGGTGTATGGTTTTCGTATTAGTATTAACGTTTTTTAATTTTTTGATTAGCGTATGCATAATCAAGGTACTCATCAAATACATCATCGTCTTTTTGCAATGATGCTACATTATATATAATCTTTCGATGTTTGTCAATCTTGTTGTTGCCCTTTTCAACACGGCGCAATTTTTTCTCACGATCATAATAATCGTTCTTCTTTAACTTGGTCATTTTAAAAAATATAGGCTCCAACCTGAATATTAAACATCTTGTTTCTTTTTGACTGGCACTTTTAAAAACGGCCAGCCAGACATTCTCTTATTTAACTCCATTTGACTATGAGCTAACTTAATTAAATATCGTTGAGTCTCTTTAAGAGATTCTTGTGTTGTTATGAGAGCATCTTGAAGTAAAGAAACATCTTGTTCTAATTTCTTAATCTTCTGCGCTTTCAATTCCAACTCTTCTTCTAAATATTGCATTGTATTTTTCCAAATCTATTAATAGAAAAGGTTTGTACTTTTTAATAAGTCTAGATATATCTGGCCATACTATTGTATCGCTGATTTCTCTATCAAACCTGTCGGTAAAATTATTTAGCCGTTCCAATATAACTAAAGTTTCAACACTAATAGTGTTTCTTAGAAACGCTTTAATTATATATGGATGTTGCCCTTTTGAAACCTCAAAGATTTCATCAATGCTCAATTTAGACCCCTCGGCATCTTCTATAAGATTGTCCAATTCTTGTTGAAAGTTGTATGATAAACTCTCAACTCGTTTTTTCCATTCCTTATATCGTTGCCCTGCATCCATATCAAACATCCCGCCCCAGCGGTCGCCTGATACGAAATTTGCTACTAGAAAATTAGCAACTTCTTCATCTGAATAAGTTTTTGCTATTTTCTTAATTGAGAACAAATCCTTGCGCTTTGCAAACGCTTGACGACTTGCTCGCACTTTACCTTTTTGCGTTATTACATCATAATCATCAGTTGTGAAGTGTAATTTTAACGCAAGGTACATTCTATAAACTGAGTATTCATCCATTATCATAACGGCAATTTACCACGCGGCCTCATATAGTTTTGTTCTTCTGCTTCATTTTGAATTTTATCTTTTAACGATTGGTTAATTAAATTTGCCACGGCTTCAACATCAATATCAATTTCATTGCAATATTTTATTACTGCATCCATATATCCAATACTTTCAGAAAAGACTTTTTCTTCAATATAAAGTGAAAATTCATTCTGAGATCTAAATCGTTTGGTTATTACTAAACTATCGGTTAATACGTCTTCTAATTTAAGTTCTGTCATTCTTTTTCTTCTGGAAATAATACTTCATCCATAAAGGTTCTAAACACTGTTTCGTCAATACCTAAATTAAACATCATAGCCGGAGTATGTGGATTCATTTTTTGAAACTTACAATAGTTGTTATACCGTTCTTTATATGATTCGCCTGTTTTTTCAACACATCCTACATTATATAGGTAAACGTGTAAACTTTCAATAGCTAAATCAACTAATTTGTCCAATTCATCTTCCTCGGATATATTACCCGCCGCAATCATGCCTGGACTAAAAATTTGAGTTGCCCAATCAGGCAATACTCTGGGCTTATTCCATTCTAATTTTGAAGAACGGTCAATGAACCACGCATATACTGGGCAATTTCCGTTCTTAGAAAAATCATGAAAAGCACCTGTAATTTTATTTGCTCCGCACACCACATCAAATCCAAATATGGGAGTTGGATCATCTAATTCGGGAAATATAGTCATATGCATGACCCATATCTTTTTTGCTTCTCTTGCATCTACTATTTCTACGTGCGCGCGACGATAATTGCGAGATGTAAAAATATAATTTTCCCAAAAGTATCCTGCACCTTGTTCTGCCGTATATTTTAATTCATCGTCTGTAGATTGTTCCAATGTATCAATTAATGTCTGAGACAATGGAATCATTTTATCCCATACTAAAGACATTAGTTATATTCCTTAACTAACGCAATGTTATAGTCAAAAGCAACGCATGCTTCTGGTCCCATATCATCATTAAGTTTAGTTCGAATTTTATTAATCAATTCATCTTTGTTATTAAACTCAAACATTTTGCCTGATCCTGGCACTAGCTTAGCCATCATTTGTCCGCCATACAAGTCTCCCATATGACGAACATAGATATGTGCCATTAATTTTTCAGCATCTGTAATATCCAAAATATGGTTAATGTATTTTAAAGTTGCTTCTGTAATATAATAAGTTTTTCCATCTTTAGATAATTCTTTAAAATCTTCAAAGATTAAGCTAGCTCTTTTAATATCTTCAATATCATCTAACAAATTAAATTTTGGCGCCGCAAGATTTTCCATTGCGTGATAAATCAAATAAAGTTGATATAGGTATTCAGTATACTTATCTTTATTGACATTTTTCTGAAAAATAGATTTAATAAAAGGTTGCGTTTCCGCTTCCTTGTGTTTTTCGAGTGTTTGTTCTTTTAATGTAGCCATAATTATTTAAATAAGATCAGTGCAAGTAGTGTTGAATGAATAATAAATCCTAGTCCAATAGTTACAATATGTAGAATATCTCTAAGGATTACCGCTCGGACAAATAACATTGAAAGCCCGCCCCAAATAAACAAAATAAGATCAACCGGGGGCATCTTATCTGATAGACCCGACATGATTGAAATCATTGTGGGTACGGTTGCGGCATGAACAAGCACAATTCCAATCCATGCAATTGTTTCAGCAGTAGCAACCGTTAAAGTTGTTTTGCAGTAATTAATAACATCTTGTAGTGTAGGATATTTCATAATTTATTTGTAGAAAATGTGATTGCCAATTTGTGCGATTTGTTGACGTTTCCATCCAGGGGAAACGTATGTTGCATGATAATAAAGTGCTTCAGTTAATCCTGCTAATCGAAATCCTTCAAGTAAAACTTTCTTAGCTACCTCATAAGATTCTTTATATGCAGATTGGTGAATGGGTCGTGTTTTTGTAGATGTCTCGCAGTACCAACTGAATTGACAAATTACCTTTTCATATACCATATTCTTTTGATAAACTACTCTGCAAATATCATTCGGGAATCCTGCATTGGCCGCCCTATTCATTGTAACCTGTGCTACAGCAACTTTGCCTTCGAACGGTTCGCTTCTTGCTTCGTGGTAAATGTTTTTTGCCAAACAGTCTAATTGCTGTTCTCTGACTGCAACGGTTGCAGTTGTATCTGTAAAGTTTGATTGTTTTAAATTGTGTAGTTTAGATGTTGTTACTTGTGTGAGTATTGATACTAACAATACTGCAGATACTGCTACTAAAAATGTTTGTGTATATGTTTTCATTTATCTACGCAAGGGGATTTCTCCCCCTGCCTTCAGATTACTTTTTACTAATAGTCTTTATATTATCTTGAGGAATGTTAGAAACAAAGCCATTCAATACATGGGCCTTTGCAATAATATCAATTTCTGAGGGGTAGGCAGGATAGCCCGGGTGCTCTGGAGGTGTTTGACCAGCATGTTTAGCTGTCTCTACCTTAGTAGACCAATCGTTAGATATTACTTCACGTTTACCGTAGTAATCGTCCCCAAGCATATCTTTGGCCATTTTTAAAAGTTCTAATCTAATTTCGAACGGTGTCATATTACTCATTTTAATCTCCTTGTGTGTATGAGTGTTTGTAAATGGTAGGTTATTCTGTTACGAGGAAACCTACCGAAACCCTAAGCAGTGTTTAGGCTGCTAATGCGAACTGTTCGTCGTTTGCGTTTACGTTGTTTTAGTTTTAACATCTACTCTGATGTGCTGTCCACTCTG